ATTAGTTTCATCTCCCAGCTTACTAAAGAACACAAAATTCGGATGCGTGTATGTGCCGCCGTAAATTCGACGTCGTTCATACTTTGCAACTGTTCGCGGATAGTTACCTGTATACCACGCACCCATTGCAAAGTTTTCGACTACACCACTATTCTCATACACACCCTCCTCCGTTGTTGGGACTGGTGTCACTAATTTAGCCCTTACCGAAGAACCGTTATTCCAAGCAAGAATCTTCATGTACGCCACGCCACTGGGGAACTTACACTTTATATGACGACCAATAGAATGATCTGGATCAAAAAATGTGCTGCCTGTAGCAACAACAGTTACATCATTTGCTATACCTGTAACTGCAACTGCACCAGTTGGTACAATAAGATTATAACCTGTCTCAATACGAAATGTTGGGTCGCACTTAACTACATCCATTGTTTTTGATGTAGATAAATTACCCATTAAGCTTGTTGATGCGAATGAAGTAGTAGTCAAAGTATGATTCCAAGTAAACGCCCTATTACCCCCTGATGCTACTTCGCCTACTTTATTGTTATGAGAGTCCTTAACTTCAAAAGAATCAGAGCCGTATGAACGATAGACTGATCCGTAATCATACTCAGTAAAATCACCACAATCGGCTCCACGTATAAACTCTACTGGGTGCGCCTCAGTACCCAGATACTCCGACACCTTTACCCAGCGGTCTGTTGATCTTCCGTAGCCAACAAGTATATCATCTGACTGTCTTGACTGAGGTACTCTGATAAACGAATTAATATTCTGTACACCAAAAACAGCTGTGTCTGAACGAAGGTGTACCTCACCTATTGGAACATCGTCTTGCTCCAACTTGTCGCGATCAACAGAACCCACCCCTGTTTCATTGTTGTCCAGCAGATAAAACTTAGCTGCAGTGTCTTTAACCTCTGTGACAAAATCAACCGCATCTACATACACTGTATTTGCTGTTGGTGCTACAACTTCCGAGTAATGTGTTGCTGAATCAACAACCTTACCTATTGCAATACCGCCATCTACTGGGAACTCAACGTACCAATCCTTAGAAAACTGATTTGGTGTACCGCCTGTGTAGTCGTTTACGATATCTGTAAAGTCATTTGCTGTACTAACAAGTTTAACAACTTCCTGATCTCTAAACAGTGTTAGCTTTTCACCTGTGACGTCGTCCTCTAGGAACGGCTCAATTAGTGTAGGTATCTCATTGAGCGACCAACTATCATCACCTGCGAAAGCAACTGCTGCGCGAAGCTGATCCCCCACTGAATCTTCTAGCAATAAATTAGACGAGTCTGTCTCAGTAGACTGTAGACTTGCAAAATCATACGTGATATCAGCAGCTAAATACCGAGGTCGGTGACTCGGGTGCGCTATGTATAGAATATCTGTCTCTGCACTGAATCGTAAATCCTTTAGCTGATCTTCTGTGTACGGTGTTGCTACAGGTGTAGCTGTTTTCAGAACACCATCCGAATCATAAACATTCACCTCAAATGGTGTAAAAACAACACGGTACTTATTTACCGTTCCAAGCGTCAGCATAACTTGGATCATTTTATCATCTGTGTCACCGACATTGACTACATGCTGCTCAAAGCCCTGCCTAAACGATGTTGGTCCCTGAAGTGTCGGAAGGAAGTTCTCCATCTTACGACACGAATTAGCCGTACGGGGTAAATCCGTACGACCAATTAAGTTGTCGGTAATTAAACCGCCAGAGAAATTTGTAGTTACATTACTGTATCGTGCCATATGAGTAATGACTTCCTAATATTCGGGATGTGCCGTCACTGATTAAAGTCTGTGCGGGTCCTTGTCGTGCCTCAACAACCTTAGCTCGGCGTAATGCTTTCTCATACTGTACGTGTAAAATCTCATGACGATTCTCAGAACCAGAAAGCTCAATAGAAATTGCCTGTGCGATGTGTAAAACAATTAATCTGTTCAAGTATGCTGGAATAGATTCAGCATCTTCTTCTAGATCAGGTACGTATGTATAATATACATTGAGATTATCCTCATTACAATAAAGTGTAGTACCCTCAATTACATAATCAGTTACTTTATAAAACTGTGTTGGGTGTTCAAGACGTACTAAAAAATTAAAGAATATGGAAGTTCCTTCCGCAATAGATGGTAGCTGGAAGTAATTTTTATATGGTCGATTAGTAATTGGGTTTGCATTAACAGCTGATAACTCAATTCTGCGCGTATTATAGCTAAATACATTCTCAGAAAAAATCTCTAGGATTGCATCAAGGTATGCCTGATTAACAATCTGATATGTAGTGCTGGTTGTATCGTCAGCATCTAGAAAATAACTGCCCACCTTACGCAGAGCAGCGTTCATGATATTTAGCTTTGTAGGCGTAGTTGGCATATAAAAAAAGGGAGTAGCCTCCCCCGAATTTACAGGGGAGGCTACAGTTAAGATTAGGATTCGTTACAACGGATCTCTCCAGCAACTTCACCCCACATACGAGAAGCATCTGCACAGAGCTTAAAGTAGATGTAAGGGATGTTTTTCTTGGAAGGATCGCGCCACATGTCGCCCTTAAGTCCTGTACCAACAGACATCTTAAGTGCCTTGTCAGTAGCAACAATACAACGACGCTCGTCACCGCCAGCACCACCAGATAGTGGTAGACGCTCACAGTTGATGAAGCGGAAGCCCATGAATGTTGTAACTGTACCTTCAACCAGTGCCTTACGGACTGCGAAGTCAGAGCTTACAACCTCAGTGATACCCAGAAGGTCATCAATCTGTTGAGATGTAACAAAGCAGTTAACAACCTCATCTTGATCGATTGCGTGAAGCTTCAGCATTGTACGACGAGCTGCACGGAGTTTAGCAAGGGTAAGACCCGAACCAACACCTGCATAGTCAGCACCAACGGTGAAACCTTCAGTATTTCCAGCTACAACACTGTAGTCACCAGCAGTTGCGATATCATCCTTTGCGGAGATAGAACCAACTTTAATGCCGCTATCATCTTCTGCTGTATCGTCTACAGCGAAGGTAACTGCAGTTGTACCATTCTTACCTGTGTATGCTGTACCGAAGTACTTGTCGATAATAATGTCATCCATCTTACGCTTACCCGAAGCAAGGAGTGCCTGAGTGTAGGCATTCATTGGATCGGTGATCACACGCTTAAGATCCTTCTCGTCGATATACTTACCGAGTTCGTAGTCCTTAAGACCGATGCGACGACGGTCGTGATTGATGTCGCTATTAGGGTTAAGACCAAAACGAGAAGTATCTTCCGCCATGTCCTCGGCTTTGCCGATACGGTCGAAGTACTGATACTCTTCGTTTTGTGTTTCCTGTTCGAAATACGGTTGAAGCTTCGATTCGGTTTGCTGGAACGCTTGTTCGAAACCTTCACGGAAAGCTGCAACGTATGCTTTTTCAATATAATCGTTAGCAGAACTACCGCCTGTGGAGTAGTCCTGTGAACCTACTGCTGATAATGCCATAATATATAATAATTAGAAGTTAATTTTAGATAGTTTGTTTTTCGACGAGCTACCCTCACGGACTCTTCTAGTTATGACGTAACTAACGGCTTTCCAAAGCTGTCTCTGGACCCAAAAAAGGGCTACCCAGTATTGCCTAGATAGCCCAGTAAAATAGTATTGTCAAGTACTTTTAACCTTCTCCGTATAGCTGAGAATACAATTTAGCACGCTTATCTAATATCATTTGTCGTTTAGAACGCTCTGACATAGGTAGCGATGATGGGTTTGACAATATCAACTCAGAATGCGACGCATCCAAGTCTTGAATCTGAGATCGAATGCTAGTTACCGAATCGCTACCAAACGCAGATGGGATATTACTTCCAGCAGGTGGTAGTGTATCAGACATTGTATTTGATAACCGATGAAACAACTTAATCGTTGCTGGGTGGTTAGCAAACATAGGGTTCTCAACTAACTCGTTTAACTCTGGAATCTCCTCAGCAAGTGCAGTAAACGCCTCAGAGCTACTTTTCATATTAACATCAAAGTTGCCCTGCCACTCTGCTTGTAATGCTGTTTTATAGTCAGCAATCTCTTTACCTTGTGACTCCGTAAGTTGGTTTGTACTTTCCAAGTACATCTGACCATAACGACTATACAGCATATTAAATTGCTGCTGCGTAAGACCAGCCTGACCTGCAAAGTCTACTAACTGCTGCAATGATTCATCATCAAAGTCAGGTTGCTCAGCACCTTCAAGTTCAATCGGCAGTGCCATGCTCTCTGGAATCTCATACTCGTCGTCTTTTGGACGCAAGTGCCCATGAAATTCATCCCATTGTTCAGCAGTCCAATCTTCTTGTGGGACCTCCAACCGTTTCTTGCCCAAAGCACTTTGTGCGTTTAGCATTTGGTTAGCAAGGGATGTAAAATCCTTTGTTTCCTGTAGAGCTTTTGCACCACGAACCTCCTCTGGGAGACTGTTAACAAAATCTCGATACATATCTTCGCTACCAAAATCCACACTAGGTGTAGACTCTGTGACGTTACTCTCAGTTTGGACGGGTGTCTCTGTTAACCCGCTACCCAAACCTTCTGTAGTTTCTTCACTCATCGTTTTGGTTTTCCTGTTCTATTTTACTTATTAACTGCTGAGGATCATCCTCCGCTAGTAGATTTAAAAAGCTCATTGCCAAACGACGACGCCCCTCGCTCTCACGAAGCTTGGACTCCTCACTGTGAAATACTGGCTTGGTGACATGACACTCCTTAAGTAGAACAGCAAAAAACCGCTTACCCTCTGGAGTCTCAAGTATCTGAATCAAATCTTCCCTAAGCTGAGCCTTCTTACGAAGCCGCTTAAGGTTCATTAAATGTAACTTCATATTATATATTCAGAAGTTGACCAACCCCCTCTGGGTCAATCGACTTAGCCTGAGCAATATCTTTCATTGCCCCTCCAATCTGCGGAGCAGCTTGTGCTGCCTGCATCATCTGTTGTTGCTCAGCAGCTCCTTGTTTCATTTCCTGTAGTTCTTGTTCAGAGCGAATTACCGACGGCTTGACGTTACGGAAACGTGCATAGTCCTCGAATAGCTCACGCTCATTAAGTGCCTCCATTAGTTCAGGCTTAACCTGTGCAAGTGGAGCGATGTCACGCATAAATGCGCTCATGTCAGAAAGTCGTGTTGAATACTGAGCCTGCGCTGCTGGACTTGCATACGCAATCTCCAACTCCACACCCTGCATCGACTCAGGTGCATCTGGTAACTCACCAGCACGATCAAGCATCTCGTACGTAATCTCAATTGCTGGTCCAATATACTCAGACTCCATGCGATTAATAAGCGGAGCCAGCTGATTCAACATCTGACCACGAGTATCCTGAATCTCAGTTACACTCTGACGCTCTTTCTTCTCCTGACGGATAATCTGGTCAACAAAGAATGAGCGATTAATTGTTTCACGATACATGCGGATCATGTCCATCATGTACTGTGGCTGGTTGCCTGCCATAATCGGCGACGGCGGATTACTGCCAGCTTCGTGGAACATCACCTGACGTGAGCCGTACTTCATGGGCAGCATAATGCTGTCCTCTTCGGCTGTCAGTGTTGGGAAATTCAAATACTCGGATGAAATCAAGACTTCCTTGACCATCTTATTGAGCACACGGATCTGGGACAAGCATGTAAATGCTGGTCCACGTCCGTACACCTCATCCGCTAACTTAGACCACCGAGGTACTAAGAATGTAAAATAACTTGAGCCGTCTACCTTTAGCGGCTCTTTAAATGATGGACACCAATAAGTAACCGTATATGGACGCTCGGGTCCAATACGACCACCCTTCTTCGCACGACTGTCCTTACTTGGCTCGATCGTATAGATCAGCTCATACTTAGAACTAATACCGCGATTCTTGTCATAGCCCTGCATGTCCTCAACATACGGGAACATCTGCTTTAACTGGCGCGCTGTTTTGAAACAACGATAGAATACAGTGTCCACACGCCCGTGCGAATCTACATCAAAGAATGTATCAGCCAACGGACGAGTGCGGAAATTAACAACCCCATCCTGATACGATACCTGTACAGGTGACGTACCGTACGCTCCGATATCTAGGAAGCACTCATGGGATGACGAATAAAACTGAGACTCTGGCAAAGCCAGCTCATGCAGAATACGATCAGATACCTTCTGCAGATACGTCAGCTCCTGTGGATTTAACTCAGATGTTGGGACGTCCTTAGCACGGAGATACATCCAACGATCCGACTTCGGTATGATATTCGAAGCCAGACCATTAGCAAACATTTGATTGCACCAGACGGCAGTGTCGTCGAAAATCTCTCGCGAGTCGTCGTCTTTACGTGTTGTGTGGTGGTGGTCGAACTCGTTTGAGTTCGGACGCACATACCGCTGGGCATCAATAAACATGTGGTCGAGATTCGACCGCAAAAGTTTTAGTTCCTCGTATCTCTGCTTAAGAGCGTCCATCTACATCTTAGGTCCAAGACCCATGCCTGTCGATGAATAGCTACGACGCTTCTGCTGCAATGCAGCAGGTCGAGACTTCCGTGCCTGACTCGTTGCAATCTTCCGCGAAGGACTTGCTTTCGTAGTCGGCTTAGTCGCCTGCTTAATCGGCTGCCTCGGAGCTGGAGCGGGTGGCGGGGGTGGTGGCGGAGGTGGTGGAGGAGGTGGT